TTTGAAAGAAGCGATTGCAAAGATCGAAACCCTTGAGACTAAAGTCGCTGCTCTGGAGGCTGCTAACTGATGGCTGACCGCAAACTGTCCGAACTGACTGCGCTTACAGCGCCTGCATCTTCTGACAAACTTTTGATTCTTGACGAATCAGCGTCTACTGACGCCAACAAAAACAAAAAAATCTCATTTGGCAATTTATGCGACTTTATCCCTGACGGCACTGTTAGCGCACCTTCTCTTAGTTTCGCTTCAGACACTGCCAACAGTGGGTTTTTTCGCAGTGCAGAGGATGAAATTGCAGTCAGCACCAACGCCGCGCTGAACTCTAAGTTCACGACAACAGGGTTTCAAATTGGCACTGGAACGGCAACGGCTCAGTTCCATACGTTTAAAACCACAAGTGGCGATGACGTAATTGTTGAAAACAGCGATGCTGGCGCAGCTGAAGGGCCAAACGTTGTTTTGTATCGAAACTCAGCGTCTCCTGCAGCAAACGATGTTCTTGGAACGCTTGAGTTTCGTGGCGAGGATGCTGGAGGAGCAACGCAGTCTTATGCAGAAATCACGGCTGGAATTGTCGATACAACTGCAGGCAGTGAAGATGGTCGAATTGATTTCAATACAACGACAGGCGGTGCTTTAGACACTGTTGTCAGGTTGCAAGAGGGGAAAGTTGGCATCAATGAATCTGCCCCTGAGGCTCCGATCCATGTCAACAACACCGACACGCAGATTCTGCGTTTGGAGTGTCCGAACAATGACGCTTCATCTGGTGCGGACATTCGCATGTACCGACATCGAAATGATGCAGTTGGACAGGATGACGATCTGCTGAGCAGCCTGTTTTTTAGAGGCCATAACGACGACGCTACGGAGTCACAGCGTCAAGTTGATTATGCGTCGATCCAAGCGCAGATCGCGGATGCGACCACTGACAGCGAGGATGGCAAGATCCTGTTGCAGGTGCAAACAGCAGGCACGCTGACAACGCAGCTTGAAGTCAACGCCAACACCATCGGGTTCTTTGGAACGACTGCTGCTGTCCAGTCAACGCACGTTGCCGATCTTTCGGCGACTGCAACCAGTGGGACACTGCCTACCGCTGATGGAACGATGACGGTTGCGGATGCTGCGTCACCAACCAATGCAGAGCTACTGGAGTATTGCCGAGAGCTTGAGGCAAAGGTCAATTCACTTTTGGCTTTTGCCAGTGCTCACGGCTTGATGGCCTCTAGCTAAGGCTTGCTAACCTAAGTAAAGTTCCCTCAGGTGGTTTGATCCATGTCTGTCCAGCCTGGGACGTACAACTTCACGTTGCAGCGGGCTGCTGACTACAGCGTCCTGCTGCAATTTAAGGACAGCACCGATACGGCCATCAACCTTACCGGTTATACGGTTTACGCGCAGGCGTGGAACAAGGCACGAACCACGAAGTCAGCTGATTTCAGCATTGCCTACACGAACAGAAGTGACGGTAAGGTCACGATTAGCCTGACAGATACGCAGACAACTGATTTCCCGGATGAGTTGTACTACGACGTTTTGCTTGAAGACGGCACTGGCAATCGCGAGTATTACCTAGAAGGCGTCATTTTTGTAAGCCAAGGTTACACACGGCCATGACTGCAGTTAACGTCACCACGACCAAGAATACGGTCACAGTCTCAGGAGAAGGTGCAGCAACCGTTGTCACGGTTACGACTGCAGGGCCTCAAGGCGCTTCCGGCTTGGGAACGACAGTGGATGACACCGCTAAAGTAGATAAAAGCGTCGTCTACTACGACTCAGCCTCTGGCAAGTTCAAAGCTGACGACACCTGGACAATCAACACCATCGTCCTTGGAGGCAATTTTTAAGCCATGGCTAACACCATCCGTCTGAAGAAGCGTGCATCTGGTGGTGCGTCTGGTGCTCCTAGCAGCTTGGCTCCATCGGAACCCGCTTATTCTGAAGTTGACAATATTTTGTACTACGGCTTCGGTGATGCCGGTGGAGGTGCTGCTAGTTCTGTCATCTCGATTGGTGGATCAGGTGCTTTCGCAACACTGACGACCAATCAGACGCTGAGCGGAAACAAGACATTCACTGGAACGGTTGACTTTAGCGGTGCAACGCTTTCAGGCAATACAACCTTCAGCAACAACCTGACCGTTACTGGCGACCTTACGGTTAACGGGACGACCACGAGTGTGAATTCGACTCAGGTTGACGTTGAGGATAAAAACATCACGCTAGGCAACGTCACCACTCCTACTGATACAACAGCAGATGGTGGTGGCATCAGTCTTAAAGGTGCCACTGACAAGCTGTTTCGTTGGCTAAATGCGACTGACAGCTGGACTAGCAGCGAGCATATTGATCTTGCTTCTGGCAAAGAGTTCAAGATCAACGGCACCAGCGTTTTGTCTGGTTCGACTCTTGGTTCTGGCGTAACCGCTTCGAGCCTTACTTCTGTTGGCACGATTGCTACAGGCACTTGGAACGGCACTGATATTGGTGTTGCTCACGGCGGTACGGGTGCGTCTACTGCATCAGCTGCACGCACCAATCTTGGTGTAGCAATCGGCAGTGATGTTCAGGCTTATGACGCCGATTTAGACAACCTTTCTGGCTGCCAATCTGGAGCGTCGGCTGCTCTTGCGTTGCTGACTTCTACAGAGGTTGCGATTCTCGACGGTGCAACAGTTACTACCTCTGAACTCAACATTCTTGATGGGGTTACGTCTACTGCCACTGAACTGAACATTCTTGACGGTGCAACGGTCACTACGACTGAATTGAACCTGTTGGATGGTGGCACCTCTGCAACGTCAACGACTCTTGCAGCTGCTGACCGCATGGTCATCAACGATGCTGGGACGATGGTTCAAGTTGCGTTGAGTGACCTCGTGACCTTCCTAGAGAACGGAACTGCGAGTAGCTTTGAACTTGACGGCGGTACGTTCTGATGGCGAACACAATTAAGCAAAAGCGCGGCACTACTGATCCTGGCGCTTCTGATCTTGTTGTAGGCGAACTCGCCATCAACACTACTGACGGTGGTGTCTTCACCAAGACTGATGGTGGAACGGTTGTTGAAGTTGGATCAGGTGGTGGTGGCGGAGCATCTGCCATTGACGATCTGTCTGATGCTGTTACTTACAGCAGTGGATCATCAATCGGTCTTGGCACAAACGCCCTTGCAAATGATGATGGCACGGACAACAAAAACGTAGCCCTGGGCTTAAACGCTTCTACTGCACTCACTACTGGAAGCAACAGCACAGCCATTGGTTGGGAAGCTGGCAAAGCGCAAACAACTGCGGTTCAAAACACCCTGATCGGAGCAAGAGCTGGCGGACAGCTAACAACAGCTGCTCAAAACACTTTTGTTGGCTATGAAGCCAGGTGGGAATGCACTACAGGTGGTGGCAACATAGGTGTGGGAAGGCAAGCTTGTGATGCAATTACTACAGGCGAACACAACACTGTCATGGGCTACCAGGCTATGGGTAGCAGTGGAAGCGATGTTAGTTATACAACAGCAATTGGCTATCGGGCTTTAAAAGCGGTTACAGCCGACGACAATACGGCGGTCGGTTATCTTGCTTTATCGACCGCACAAGATGTTGATCGTAATACCGCAGTTGGCTATGAAGCACTAAAAACAGCAAACACGTCTGGTTTTTCTACAGCAGATGACAATACCGCTGTCGGGTATCAGGCTCTAAGTCTTTCAACAGTTGCGACCGATAATACGGCCGTTGGGTCCTTTGCCGGACGTGTACTTACCACTGGAGGGTATAACGTTTTCGTTGGAAATCGGTCTGGTTTTGATCAGACCACTGCAGCCAGATCAACATTTGTTGGTTACGATTCTGGCTATAACGTTACCACTGGCAGTGCAAATACTTTAATTGGTTACAACACAGGTCGGTTAATTACAACTGGGACGGGTAACACTGCTTTAGGGCAGCAAGCACTGAGCAAGTCTACGGCTACTGGAAGCACTGCAGTTGGCTCTGCTGCATTGTTCTCTGCTACTACAGGTGGAGCGCACGTCGCGGTTGGATATGCTTGCCTCCAAGACGTTGAGACAGCAAATCAACTAACTGCTGTGGGCTATGAGTGCCTTAAAGATTACACCGGCAATGGCACTCTGGGGCAGACCCTTGGGATGGGGTACAGAGCGGGTTATCAAGCAACAACGCCAACACATTTAACAGTTATCGGCAACAGTGCCGCCTCAAATGCCACGACTGGTGGATCCACATCTGTCATTTTAGGTTCTACAGCCGCAGGCAGTTTGACGACTGCTGCTGAAGTAACTGCTATTGGCTACAACGCCCTTGGATCAGTAACAACAGGCGGTTACAACACTGCCATCGGCAAGAATGCAGGCGATAACTTAACAACAGGCACTGGCAACATTGTTATCGGTCAAGGTGCTGATGCAAGTGCTGCCGATGCAACCAACGAAATCACTTTAGGCGCTACAACTATTACCAGTTTTCGTATCCCAGGCTTGCAGTCTGGTGCGTCTACTGGTCACGTTCTGACTTATAACTCGACCAACGGCAACATTACGCTAGAAGCGCCTTCTATTCCTCAAAACTCTCAAACATCTGCATATACACTGGTCGCAGCAGATGGTGGAAAGCATATCAGTATTACGACTGGTGGCGTAACCGTTCCAAGCGGTGTTTTTAGCATTGGTGATGTTGTTTCTGTCTACAACAACAGCGGAAGCGATCAAACCATTACTCAAGGATCATCTGTCACTTTGCGGGAGGCTGGCACAAGCAATACTGGAAACAGGACTCTTGGTCAGTACGGCTTGGCTACTGTCTTGTGCGTTGCCAGCAACGAATTTGTCATTTCTGGAGCGGGTGTACGCTAATGGCAATTCATCAAGCTTTATTCGCAAAACTCGGTGTTGTCACTGATGGTTTGATCATGCATCTTGATGCTGCAAACTCCTCCTCATATTCGGGCAGCGGAACCACTTGGTCGGACTTAAGCGGTAATAGCAATGATGGAACGTTGAACAACGGACCAACTTTTAGCACCGACAACGGCGGCGCTATTGTTTTTGACGGATCAAACGATTATGTAAACACTATCAACCTTAATTCGTACACTAATCTTACCATTGAGATGTGGATTTACGAGGGTCGTGATATTCCAAATTTGTCCAGTGGGGAGGCTGACATTCTCACTTATAACGGCACTGGTGGCGGTGGTTCTTTCACTTTTAGCGACAACTCATTTGGCGTTAGATTTAGGACCGCCGGGAACGGAAATCCTGGAAGAAAGGTTGATATCGCATCAGTGCCTGCTCAAAATCAATGGTATCGCTTTTGCTACATCAAGAATGGAAGCCTCTGGCTAGACGAAACTGAATACACTAACTTCTCAGGCTCTGAAAATAATTACAACGACCTTGACATCGGCAGAAGCAGGACTGACATCAACCAGTTCCTAAATGGAAAAGTGTCAAACGTAAGGGTCTATAACAAATCACTGTCGGCAGCCGAGGTCCAGCAAAATTATGATGCACTCAAGTTGAGGTTCACATGAGTAGGACTTACTTGGTCATCAAGACTTCAGAGCTTGGAACAATTGATTTCTCGCAAGTGCTTGAAACCTCAGCCGACACTCTTGTTCGTAGCGTGGATGGCACCAAAACTTTCATCAAATGGGAAGGCGATCAGCCTGCCTTCGTCGCAAGTTTGACTGGAACGGAAGGTCCGTACACGAACGCCGAACTCAGGGCTATTCTGGACACTGATGTTTGGAGGACAGAATCTGATGTCTGACACGCCAACTGCAGCTGAAATTGCACAGCACTATTCCGCTTGCATGGATAGTGTGAATCTGATCAACGATTTAATGGCTCAAGACAGCCGCGACACTGAAGAGCAAGACATGGTGTCTCGCAATGTTGCGCATCTTCAGATCATGGTTGCCAAGGATTTTTGGACAACCGAGGACATGACTCCTCTGAACAACGCAATCACCGCTGGATCTTGATGGAACGACCTGATCCAATGATCCCTAACAAGCCTGGCGCGCAGGATGTAGAGGCGATGATGAATCGCCAAAAATGGCTCAATGAGCTTTACGTCTTCGACCGTCGAGACGATCCAGACCATCCAATGCGTGGTCTTTTTACTGGCTTGGCTCAGAAGTATCAACAGTTTCGTGGCTAGTGCTTGGCATCAAGAACAGTCAGTTTCGCGCTGCACCGTTCAAGTTTTTGCGCTTGATGGCAGCAGCAGTTTGCCTGACTGCTTTTATGCTTTGGACAAAGAGGCAAAAGAGTAATGGCCAAGTCACTTAACGGACAAAACTTTGTCCCTAGCAAGCCGAAAAAGACACGTCAAGGTAATGGACAGCACTCGAAAGTGTCACACGGCAGAAAGAAGTATCGTGGACAAGGAAAACGTTAACCCTCTTTCCAATGCTCAAAACTCTTATTGCGAGTGGTGTCGCCGTTACGGCAGCTGCGCTGGGGTCTCCTGCTCTCGCAGACGTCTATGTGAACCCTGAGTTCAATGGTGGCGTTTATGGCGATGACTACCTCGGTGGAACGCTGAACCTTGACGTAGGTTATGAAACCTCCTCAGGTCCGTACTCCTTCTATATCCAAGGCGGTCCTGCAATCGTCATGCCTGATGGCGTGGATAGCGAAGTCGAGCTTGCCGGCAAGTTCGGTGGTTCTGTTGCTGTCAGCGAGAAAGCCTCTGTATATGGAGAGCTGAGCGCAATGACTGGCGATGAGCTGTCTATTGGCACGAAGCTTGGCATGAAGTACAGCTTCGATTAAGCTAGAGCTGCGAAAACACGTTTGCCCCTTCCTGGTTCTCACACAGCAGGGAGGGGTTTTTTCTTGCCATGCAAAAGCTTTTCAACGTGATGTCAGTCGCAGCATTCACCATGAGTGCTGGCATGGTGATTGGAACGGTAATGCTTTACACGAGCATCCCATCGCTGACCAAGAGGTATGTCAGTCAGATGAAGCAAGAGCTGACTGAAACACTTTTGAAGTCAATGCCTGTTCCAGAGGTGCCTGAAATGCCAGGTCTTCCAACTGAAACTGGTCCGGCAATCAAGTCACCATTTTAGTGTTCGCAGTTGGGTCTTCATCGTGAGCTTCAGGCCCGAAACCTTCTGCCTTGATCCGTTCAGCAAAGTTCGGTTCTGGCGCGGGTGTTTGTGGTTTCTCGTCAAACGACGCTAACCATTCACGCAAGGCATCACCAGTCGGAGTGGATTTAGGCCATTTAATCCACTTGAGGATTGCTTTTGGATCGGTAAATAGTCTGGCAGTTTTGCCGCACATCACTGTGTAAACGACAGGCGGCCCTTCTCTTCTACGGTTACGCTCAATCCACAGCTGTCCTGCTGTAAAGCGTTCTGATTTCATGCCAGAGATTCAGGGGATTGGTATTGGAACGGTAGACGTACAAAGCATTGCGGCACCGCAGGTCATACCACCACCAGTTTTGCCAGTTGAGCCACCAATCACATTGATGTTGGGTTTTCCAACAGCAGACATTCCAGGTGGTGAGCTACCAATTTATGAGCCGTTGGATTTTACGGCAGGTGAGCATACGCATCGAACAGCGCCAACGCCAAGGTTGAACCCTTTTAAGGATGAGGCAAGCTCCGAGAAGAAAGAGGAAAAACCGACTGGCAGCTCAAGACAGCCGGTTCCTGCACCCCCATCAGCTGTGCCGTTTGCAGCTGATGTACCCAAGGTAGACATTGAATTGCCATGTCCCGCTCCTGACGCAATTCCTTTAGGTGCGAAGAACAAATCTCAAACCGCTGTCATCATTGGTTACGAGATGGTCGATGGAACGTGTGAGCAGCAACTCAAGCCGTTGGACGTACCAACCGTCATTGGCAATTACTTACCTGCTGCGCCACTTGTCACGACAACTGCAGCAGTGGCTGCAACAGCGACATCAGCGGCCATTATCGCGAGACCTTTAGGCGACTTTCTCCTGAAGGCAGTAAAGCCGACAGTGAAGAAAGTGATCAAAAAGATCAAGGAGAAGATGGGGAAACAGGTTGCTGTTGAGTCTGTGTTTCAACGGCGGAAGTTTCAGCGGTCTTTGCGGAAGTAGGAATCGAATGCGTGTGAGGCGGCAGCGTATCGGGCGGATTGACTAGGACAATATCGGCGCAAATTGCTCTGAAAGGTGAGTCAGGGTGAAACATGATGCCTTTTTGCATTAGCTCTGCACAGTTTTTGAGTCGAGCAATTTCGTAGTTAAGTCTCTTGTCTGCCAGTTGCGCCTCTAGAAGTGCCACTTGCTTTTCGGCCGCTCGATGGCAGCTCTTGATATGAGCGCGATCCAGCGGTATCGAAATCGTGGCAGTGATGCCGCCGTTAATCGAGTAGTTTGTTTTTTGCCCTGTCCGAATTGGACGCATAAAAAGAATATTGCCCGGATTATCGGGGACGCCATCCGGTATGGCATTGCCCTCCTCATCAAAGGCGCCAACCAAATCAAGAGTGTCATAGACCGGATCTAGGTAGTGGCCTTCGTAAGGTTCTGCCCAACCAACAGTAGTGCTTACAAAAGGGCTAATTGTGAGGCTTGTTCCTTGGCAGGTAAAACCGTTGTATCTGTATTCAAAATTTTTGCCAGGCACCACTTGAACAGCCTGATTTGTGACGCTTCCCGAACTGTTTGCCACTGGAGCGGCAGTGCTTGAAACCTGAGCTTGCACTGGAGCGGAAAACAGCAGAAGTGCTGCGACGACTCGCCTCATTGCGTGAAGGTGCTGAGCGTTTCAGTGACAGACTCAATGTCTGTGTCGCGCTGAATAATAGTGTGCTGAGTTAAACCAGGGCCAGAGATGGTTTCGATGAACTGGAACGAACCACCTGGATCAACGATTTGCCACGTTGGCTTGTCTTGAAGGTCTAAACCAACCCATTTGCTTGAAACGCCGTTCAAGTTGTTGGTTTCGACGGTTAGATCAGCAGGAGCAAGGTTGCCGCCAACAGGTTCAACGTTTGTTCCGCTGACGGTGTATTCGTAGCCAGTGCGGTACTGATACGAGTTGATGACCTCGTTGACCTTTTGCTTTGTGGTGGTTGTGGACTTAAGAGTGCCTTGCTGGAAGTTAGGGACAACTGGAACGGCTTTTGCCTCTGGAGCGGCTAGTGCAATAACGCAAAGCACGCCCCATGAAATCCAAATTGTCGTCCACATCACTTGATAGTCAGTTCTTGGATGACTTGTCCGATTGCACTGGTGCCAGCACCACCAGCTGTGATGGAGATTGCACCATCAGTTGCGATTGAACCTGCAAGGCTTCCAGCAACGCCACCATGAGTTGTCGTGGTGTTACCGAAAGTCGGCAATGCCGGAACTACTCCGGAGGTGACTGTTGTTGAGAGGACTGCTGGGACGTCATCACCTTCGATGTATGACTCTGAATACGAAAAGCTGTCACCAGCAGTAGTGACACTGAAAGCGCCAGAAGTGTACCCAAGAGCAGTCCCGGAAGTAAGTGTCCCCAGAGCAGGAGCAGTGTCCAGAGTGACGTTAGAGCCAGATACAGCCATTGAAGACGGCTGGCGGATTGCAACTGACGCGGCTCCATCGACAGCTAGAGAAACGCTGGATTGGATTTTATGGCTTATGTCTGCTCGTGCCGGCAGACACGTTGCCAAGGTAATTCCTGCTACCAAAAGTGTGCGGTTCATTTGATGCCGGTTTTGGTGTCTTTGTTGTCCACGATAGTCGGCTTCTTGTTGCCATTGCCATTCGACTTACGTTCGATGCCAAACGACGCCATGGCTCCTGTAAGAAGGGATGCCACGAACGTGTTGTCCATTTTCATCTGAGGGAAAAACCCTAGATAAGAAACGGTCAGCAGTGTGGCGCTCCAAACCAAGACAGCGCATTTGACGACATCAGCAACGCTGACGCCTTCCTTTTCGTGTTCGTCTTCGCGGTTGGAAGCCATGGCACGGTAGAGCTACCTTTATAGAGTAACTGGGTCAAGCAAATGCTTCTAGTTCTCAAGCCATTGGTGATGTCCATGTGGAAATCACGGGCATTTAAGGAGTTGATTGTGGCGATGCTGGAGCGGATCGTTACTCGAACTGACAACGATTTAGATGATCTTGCGGTCAAGCACCTGAAGGATTTGCTGCTACCTGACACAAGAGTTGAAAAGTAGGTGGCGTCCGGCATCATCCAACTAGCATTGCTGCTGTCAATCATGGGGCTTGCCTTGCTGCCGTTTTTCCAGTTTTTCCGTGGTACGCCCCATCAGCTGGCTGCAATTAAGGAGCTTGAGGAGTCAGTGCCAGAGGAGCTATTGGCGGAAGAAGCCGACTGGTTTCAGGCATGGAAAGAAAGTGGATATGACCAGCAAGTCTTCATGCCTTACTTCAAGCAACTCGACAACGAGACTGGAACGGGATACCGCGAGTGCTTCAGTTCAGCCGCTGCGATGGTGGCAGCGTTTTACAAGAAAGTTCGTACGGATGATGAGTACAACAAGATTCGCGCCAAGTATGGAGACACTACGTCTGTAGAAGCACAGCTAGCAGCATTACGCAGTCTTGGATTAGAGGCTGAGTTTCGTGAAGACGGCGATGCTGACATGGTGGAGCTAGAGATTGAAAATGGCAGGCCAGTGCTGGTCGGCTGGTTGCATCACGGCAACATGCTTCGTGGTGAACCACCTATGTGCAATGGCCTTGGCTGTGGACATTGGAGCGTCATTAGCGGTTTTGCAGGCAAAAAAAGCAACGATCCAGAGTGGATCATGCAAGATCCTCGTGGCTATCCCGAAATGCAGAAGGGTGGTCATTCAAACCCGCATCTAGGTCGAAATGTCCGTGTGAGGCAAGCAGCGTTCTACCAGCGTTGGCAAGCTAAAGGCCCCAAAACAGGTTGGGTAATACTGGTGAATGAGTAACTTTTATTGGGTTTGGGCCTACGTCAGTGCATTGTGGACAACGTTGATTGTTCCTTGCGCCACTGATCCTGCCTTATGGGAACGCTGCTCGAAATTTGATGAGTGGTTAGTGCCTTGGGTGCGAGACGTGACTGAGATGTACCAAAAAGGGGCGTATCACACTGAGAAGAGCGTTTTGAAGCAAGATCAGTAGGATTGATTTTTGCGTCCTTCGGATGGCAGTTCTTTGTGATTGGGAGATCTCGGCTCGATGCCGGAAAAGCCAGATGGTCGTCCCATTCGACGAAGAGCTGTTGAATCCTGCAAGCTTGGACTTGCGTCTAGGCGACTACCTGATGGTGGAAAGCATTTATAGCCCTCAGTTGGTGCGCATCAATATCGCGGACAAAACAGAGGATGACCCATTCATGCTTCAGCCCGGCGAGTTTTGCTTAGCTGAAACACTTGAGCTGTTTAACCTGCCTAACGACATCAGCTGCCAATTTGTTCTCAAGTCAAGCCGCGCAAGATCTGGTCTTAATCACCTTCTCGCTGGCTGGTGCGATCCAGGTTGGCATGGAAGCAAGCTGACGCTGGAACTGAAAAACGAACGTTTGCACCATCCATTGCCTTTGTACCCAGGTCTAAAGATCGGTCAGATGGTGTTTCATGCCATGTCCAACGTCCCAATGAAAAGCTATGCGGAGACAGGCCACTACAACAACCACTTGACAGTCATGCCGTCCGTGGCATGAATTGATAAGAATCTTCAGGGCTATGGGCTGGGCAGACTGGATGGTCGTCAACCAAAGCCTTGAGGAAGAGTTAGAGCTAGAGCGGAACGTGAGAGATGTTCAAGGTTGCACTGACGAGGTCGCGCTGAAGTCGTTATGCGTTTCGCTAGTTCGGACGAACTGGCACCAAGCGAAATTGCTCAAACAGGCTGTAGGTCACATTGGTGAGCTTGATGCATCAATAGCTTGTGCAGACCACTAAGCTGTTTAGGTAACTTTGCCAAAAGGCAAAGGACAAGTCTCTTGCAGCGGATCAGGAGTGAGGAGCGTCAGGCGCGTGAGCCGGTTCTAGTCCGCAACTTTTGAGTCGAAGGCAATAGCAGTAGAACCACTGCGCTTTCCAATCTTCAGCAAAACAGCGCCGCATACCTAAGTATGTGACGCAGTATTGATCGGAGATGAGTTCGATTGTTGGATCAGTCATTTGTTGAGGACTTACACAGACTGCCTGGCCTACAGCGAGCACAACAGGCCTGAACGGGCATCTTGCGATGGCGGAACAGGGGAGTTGTGGAGGCTGTAGGAGAGAGCAGAGCTGACGCCCCAAAGACTAGAAGCGTGACCGCTTCTTAGCAGGTGCAGACTCTTCTGCTTCTTTCTTAGGCGGCAGGCTGAAGTCATTCACGTTCAGCTCAAGGCTTACGCCAGTACTGCCGTCTTTACGCTCAAACTCGCGGTGATGAGCTTGACCACTAACGACAAGGCGCATGCCTTTCTT